AGCACGCTCCCGCAACCAATCCGTGTTGCGACTTGCCTGCGACAAAGCGTAAAGAGTACCCGAGCGTCTGCTGGTGGCCCATCGAGAACGAGTGCCCAATGGTCTTGAGTCGCGAGTCAATGGTTCCTCCAAGGGGCTTGCCCGTCATGGGGTTATAAAAGTAGTGCGAATAGGCCACGCCGTCGAGCCAAAGAATGTCGAGGAAGGGTACAGGGCGCCAGCCCAACTCCACGTCATTGAACTGGAAATCGCCCACCACGCCTTCCAACTGGGCGTCGGCAGACACGGCACGGTTGATGCGGTCCTCGTGGTTGCCTCGCAAGATGTAGCGTTCGGGGTGCCAGCCTGCGTGCTTGGTTTGCTTGCGTACTTTGTTGAGGTCGATCAAAGGTTGGTTCAACACAACAAATGCGTCGTTGCCTGCCTTGATGTCCTCAAGAAAGCGTCGGCCCTCCATGGCCTTCTTTCCCTTGTCGTAAAGCGAAAGCGAAGGCATGTCCCAATGGTCACCAAGGTGGATAATCTTGATGGGTTGGTCGCGGAAATGGTCGACAATGTACTGACCGATCCAGAGAAGATGGTCGGTCGGCGCACCAGGCTTGGCCTGCGTGTCGGGGATTACGACATGAACGGTTGGCTTAGGAAGCAAGGCAAGACCTCCTTGGTCCCCTTGAGCCTAGCACACGTTAGTGCAAAATTGGGCAATTTCCGCAGGTGTGCAGGTATAAACGTCGTTCAATCGCATGAGCGGCTCAAACCCTGCGAACCACAAAGCAGCGGCTGCGAGCCCCGAGCAAATCCATGTGTTACCATGCCGAAGGCAGATAGCATCTGGCAACCACATGTCAAATGCGCATGAAAAGATAGACAGCCACGAGTACTTGTCACCTACTTGGGCGCGGGCGAACTTGAGCAACTTCTGTCGGTCGGCCTGAATGGGAAGCGGAATGACCTCGTATCGGCCACCTGGGGCCACCGAGGACAATGTCTTGTCGTTCGTTACGCCTTTGGCTTCGGCTTGAATGACATACCATTGGCCATCCACTTGTCGGTCAAGAATCGCAATGTGGTTCCATTCTGAGAACCGACTGTTTTGGAGGCGACGTTCAGCGACCCGAATGGCACGTCCGAGTATTCCTGTCGAGTGACAAAGTACCAAATCACCGGGCTTCATCTCCATCTCCTTCGTGGTAGGCCTCTAGGTCTTCTTCCACTTTAGCAATCAAATCCTTGAGTTCGGCAAACTGGTGAGTCTCCATTGCCAGAATCTTACGGATTACTTTAGCGTCGGCCTTGGTCTGCTGGTACATGGCAATGCCCACGACCAGTTCAATCAGAACCGCCATGTACGAAGCCGTGTAGTTCCACCACTCCAGTACACCCGCCGTGTTGATGCCCCAGCAAACCACCGTAGCAAGCGTCACGGCGCCCACAAACTCCCAGCGACGAATCGCGTTCTGTGCTGTCCAAGAGAGGTGTTCTCCTAACGTGATGTTCTCACCCGTAATAGGGTGCTTCCAACGCTTCATTACAATCCTTCGTGTGCGCCTAGGTGCCGGGCAAGTTCCAGTTTTACTTCGTCAAGGTTGCGCTCAATGCGGTCAATGGCATCACGCATAGATGAGCCGTGATTGGGTCGCAGCTCTGCCTGTAGTTCGTGCAGGCGTTCTGTGACCGAGCGGGCAAGAGCGTTGTGGACTACACGCCATACACCGACGACTGAGCCTGCCACCACAACAACTGCTTCGGTGATGTACCAAAAGTTTGCCGAGGTGAACAACGACGCCATCATGACTGCGGAAGGCGTGGCGTGCCTTGGGTGTTGAAGCGAAGGTAACGCTGGGGCTGGCGTCCGTCCTGCGAGACACGAACGAACGAGGGGTCGCCCTGCTGTCCCATGCTGACGGTCAGTGGGTCTGGGCCTGCCTCCACGACAAGGGCCGTGTGCCAGCCCACGCCGGGGCCGTAGACGATGGCGTCGCCAGGCTGAACCTGAGCGAGCGAAATCTCGGTGCCGGTCGACAACTCGGTGCCGGTGTAGCCTTCGTGCGTAGCAAAGCCTGCCTTGTTGGTGGGGTCAGTGGCGCAACCAGCGACCCAGTAGCACCACGTCACGAACATGGAGCAGTCCATGAACATAGGGAACTTCGGCGGGAATACGCCAATGGCTTCGGCGCGGTTGCCTGCTTCTGAATAGTTGAAGTGCTGCTTATTTGCCACGGCCCACTTAGCCCAGGCAACGATTGCATTACGGGTATCTGTCATGTTTTTCCTTAGGTTGATGGTTTGGTGTATGAGTAAGGTCCAAGGGTTTTGAGGGTGACCACGCAGTCGCCTTCGTACCCGTTTTCGTAGTTGTCTCGACGCTTGTGGGGAATCCAGTCAAGGGATTCAATGATTGCAACACTCGTGCTAAGAGGACCTTCTGTATACGTCACAAGGTTCTGGGCCTGTCGCAAGGATTCGAGCCAATAGAAATTATCGTACGGATCAATGTATACCTCCACGCCGTCGACAACGTCGACCGAGAAGAGCTGTAATACGACGCTAATGTTTGTACCCGAAACCACGTTTGGAAAAGACTTTAGGGTCCACCGGTAGAGTATTGGAGTACTGTCGTTCGAACTGGTTTTTTGTCCAGAGCTTAGTACAACTACTACCTGGAATTGTGACGATTTTGGATTTGAAGGCAAAGCATATTCTTTTGCCGCCTGACCAAGAGACGTGGGGGAGTAAAAAATCGGAACCGTAAGTTCCTGGCCCGACAGCGTTTCGAGCGGCTCGCAAATAACTGTTGCTGAAATTGCAGAGTTGTTCTGCGCCTGGCCACCGTACTCAAAGTACACGGGAGCTTTTTGGTCGGGAATGCCGTAATCAAAAACCGACGTTGTAAGGGTGCCGCTCACAACGTACTTTGTGGCAACAATACGACCGCTTGTGTTGGTTGCGTATGGTTGGTACATACCCAAGCCGCCAACTGTAATTACGGGCAGATTGGTTACAGGGTTCCACGTCAATGCATTTACCAAGCCCTTGCCGGTGTTGCTGGAAGGGTCGTACGTGTATCCGCTGCTCGCGTTGTACCCAACCATAAGGTCGGAGGCATACACCGGGGCCAGTGGATCACCATTGATAAACGTTGTCAAGTCCAGTTTGCCAAGCCCGGTGCTGAAAAGGTTGGTCGTGCCAACGGACGCGTCGTAGTTGTTCCACGCAAACCAGACAAAACGACCGTCTCCAAGAATGGCCGTGACCGGATACGTCAACGGCGTCAAGATGTTGGGGATAAGCGGTCCTGACTTAAGGTCACCTGTGGCCGTAGCGGTAGGGTCGTACACGCTTAACGTCTGGGCCATGCGGATGCCTCGGTTGGTGCCGACAAAGATGTAGTTAAGGTACGAGGCAACGCAAGTCGGGTATTCGTCTGGCGACATCGGCAAGGCCTGAATCGGTGGGTTCAGCTGCCAGGGCTGGGCCACCGTAGACGTTGATACCGTGGCAGTGTTTGTTGCCGACGTTGTGCTAGATCCCAAAAGGTCGGAGCGGTACACGCACCCTCGGCCCGGGTAGCCATTTTGGTTGCTGTACCCACCGATGTATACCTGCGTTTCTCCACCCGTGGCGCTTGACCAAACCCATGACGGATCTTCGTGGGTGAAGAGAAGGTCGGACGTAACATTGGTAAAGGCCGTGCCACCAATCGCGTAAGCAGATGCGGAGACACTGCTGATGCCTATGACAAAATTGTATGCGTCTATTACTGAAAGGACTGCGTACGTACCATCAAGGCTGTTGCCTGCTGTCGACGAAACAACTGCCCCGGTAATGGTGCCTGCAACAAATTCAGAAATAACGTTTGCGTTTGTTGTGTAGTACGTAAAAGACGTGCTGCTGTTAATTCCGGATACGGCGCCATTGTCAACAATGCGAGCGCTGCCGCGGGACCCGTTGTATTGAATTTGAATTTTGGCACCAACCGCCAAACCATTTGGCACCCCAGTTGTTGTAACCGTAATGGTTGCGCCTGCGGCGGTTGAACTGGGTCCGCTTACAGATGAACCCCATTGCGTTGTGGTTCCGGAGATAGAAACACTTTGGCCATACAGAAATTTGTGTGGGATTCGAGTTTGAACTTGCAAACCTGTTAGCCCGCTAATTGATCCGTACCCAAAAATTGATGCAATCTGGGACGAAGCAATTGAATCACTTGGAGCGGCGCCATAAATAGGCCCTGCGTTTGGTTGACCCGATACAAAAAACGATCGAGGCTGGAACGCATAAAGGCGCGGGCCAGCACCAGCAATAAGCTGGTCGTTTGCCCATGACAACATGTTGTATGGCGTCGTCGAGTAATTCGAGTCGTTGCCTGCAAAGAAGTGGAACTTGCCATCGTTGAGGGTGCCAGCGGTGCCGGTCGAGCCAGGGGAGGCCACCCAAATGCCGTTGTCGGTAGAGATGTAAACGTATCCACCGCCACTGGTCATGTCGTAAAAACGAGTTGGTGCGGAGTAGCCAGCGCCGCTGGGAACGTAATACGTCATCGTGTTAGAGGTCCAGGTCGACCCCGAAAGGCCTGAGTAATAAACCACCGAAATGGAAGAGGTGCCACTGCCCATGACGATGTACCCGTTGCAAGCAACAGACACGGTATTGGTATTAGTGTTCGCCACCATTTGCTGAACGTCTGGCAGCAGCGTGGCCTGGTATGGATAGTTAAATACGTCGATGCCCTTGCTGGCGTAAAAGCGCGACGAGCTGTCTTCTTGGCGGTGGTCGAGGTACATCTGTCCCGCGCCTTCGTTCCACTCACGCTGCTCTCGACGCCACAAGCCTTCGGTGTTGACCGTGCCTTCACCCATAATGTTGGTCATCTGGATTGCTTCACGCTGCCCAGGGATTGAGCGGTGACGGAAAGCTTCGCGACGGTACGGCTCAAACGAGGTGTCTACTGGAAACGTGCGTGTCTGCGGTGCATACGTTCCGGTGCTGTCTGGGTACGGCACACCTTGATTGTCCGTGATGGACACCGAGAAGCCGCCAAGTGGAGCAGGCAAACCGTTTTGGCTGATGTAGTCGATTGTCATTAGAGTGGGCTGACCCTCGTGTACTGACGCTGAAGACGGTCGGCTTCTTCGCTAATGCGCTGAGCGCGGCGCATGATGAGCGCATTAACGGAACCAGCAACCGCACCGGGCGCAACCTCTTGGGCCTTGCGTGGATCGGACTGCGACTCCATAAAGTTACGACTGATTTCACGCGGAATCGTCAAGTCGATCTCGGCGCCAAGAGCAGGCAAGTCAAGCATTGTTGCGGTCATGTTAGGCACGGTTGTTGGAATGGCCGCCTGGATGGATACAGCGGTACCGGTGTGCGTAGCCTGGTTGCTCATGGTAAACGAAGTGCTGGACGTAATCGCCGTGATCGTGGTGTTCTGGGGAACGTACGTAAAATTGCCGCTGGTGTCCTGGATGGGCATGCCCGGGTACAGCGAAGCAAGCGTGGTCGACGACACGTTGGTGACTGACGTGCTGCCGCTGGTGAGGTTTCCCGTAAACGAATACTGCACCTGGCTGCTGTAGCCGTTGTAAGGTGGTGCCTCGTCGTTGGTGCCATTGGTGTTGATAAGGGAGTCGGTAGGCGAAACCAGCTTGATGAACGGGGCCGAGTAGGTCACGTAGATAGGCAGTCCCGGCCAAGCCGCTTCGTAAATTACAAGGCCGTTGCCTGAAGGGAATACTGGGTCGGTCGAGCCCGGGTTCCAACGAATGACCTTCCATCGACGGATTGGTGGGAACGTGCGGTAGGGCGGCGCAATGCGGTAGCGAATCTCAAGAATGTCGATAAAGTTGGCGGGCAGGGCGCCAAGGTCGTAGCCCTGGAAGACAGGGTTGTATGTAAGTTCGGCCACGCCCACGCGGAACAAACCATTACTGGGGCTGGAGAGGGAGCGAAGGTCATCGTTGATGGCCACGCCAATGTCAAAGCGCGAATAGCGAGGGTTAATGTAGGCCAAGGTGTTGGCGGAGTGGTTGGCGGCCAGCGATCCGTTGTACCCGCGTGACACCGTAGCCGTTCCGGTTGTTGACGTAGAAGAAGTCCAGCTCAAAACATACATGAGCTCAAGGTCAACAGAAAGCAATACGCCCGCCATAATGCTAGCGACTTGTGCGCCAGAAACATTTACGGTTGTGTCGGTTGAGCCAACCGCACTGGACAAGGACACGGCGCGCTCGCGAATGCCGCCCATCGTGCGGCGGTATACCTTTTCGATAACGTCACCAAACGTTGAACCCGATGTCGTCGTACTGGCGGAACCGCCTACTGTAATGATGGATGGCATGAGTTTCCTTTACCTGTTAGTTCATCGCTAGAAGCATGTTGCCGCCAGCGGTGGCAGCAGCGGGGATGATAAAACCGTAGACCGTACCGACTCCGTAGCCACTGGCTGATGCAGGGCTGACGTATGTTGCGCTGCTTCCTGATGATGAGGCAATCTGATAGTCAATAAAAGGAGCGCGAGAGTTCACAATGGATGACCCAATAAACGTGTCTGAAACGCCCGCCCAGGTTCCGGTCGGCGTGGTTGATGCCCAAGCAAAGGCTTCACCAACCGCCAACAGCAATTCGCCGGATGACCATGAAAGACCCCCTGCCGTAACCGTTGAACCAAATGCCGTGTTCGTCAATGGACCGAAGGCTGCGGTCGGAACCACTGACGTTGAGCAACCAGAGAACATGGCAATTGAGCAACTACCCGCAGTGGTCGAAGGGTTGCTGCTCAGCGTCACCGCGTTCGACAGATACCCTGCCGCAGCATTGACGCCAATGGCAAACCAGTTACCCTGAGCCGCGCCACCAGAGTTGGTACCAAAGTGGTACCACGTTGCGCCAGCACCGCTTGCGGTTACGGCGGTCCAGTTTGCGTTACCCGAACCAAGCGAGATGACAATAAGGTCGCCAGCCACAGAGATGCGTGGCAAAGAAATAGACGTGGTAATTCCACCGTTGTTGGTACCGTAAGCCCCGGTGATAGCCATTACGCCACCGCCACACAACGCCACTTAGATGTGGCACCGTTGTAGATAAAGCCAATGGTAAGCGGAAGCGTCGTCGAACCGTTGGATGAAGTCGGCACGGAAACAGTCGAGTTTTCTGTATTGTTGAAAGACAATGTAACGGAAGAGGCGGAGTAGTCGTAGAAGCGAACGATTGATTGCATGCCATCAACAGCACTTGTGGTCGACATGGTAATCGTTACAGACAAAGCGGCGTTGTTTGTTACCTTGGTCGAAGTGTACGACGATGGCGTGACGGTAGCCGTTTGCGAAGCAACAGTTACCGAGCCAACGCTGGGGGCCAGCACGTTTGACGTGACGCTGGTAGCCGTGGCCACGCCGAGGGATGGCGTGGTCAGGCTGGGGGAAGTGCTAAGCACGTTGGAGCCCGAGCCGGTCGAGGTTGTCACGCCGGTTCCGCCGTTAGCCACTGGCAGGGTTCCGGTGACGCCGGTAGCCAGTGAGACGTTGGTAATCGTGTTCGTCGAGCCGGAGATTGACTTGTTCGTCAGGGTGTCCGTAGTGACACGTCCGACTAGGGTGTCCGACGAACTCGGCATCGCTATAGTCACAGTGGTAGTGGCATTCGCATCAATGATTGTTGTACCAGTTGCACCGCCAATAACTCCATTTGACAGGTAGATTTGGCCTGGGTACGCCGAGCCTCCGTTGTTGCCGAACGTTGGGGAGTTGCTAAGAACTAACGAGCCAGTGCCAGTCGAGGTGGTCGTGCCGGTTCCGCCGTTGCCGACAGGCAGGGTTCCGGTGACGCCAGTACTTAGTGGCAGGCCGGTGCCGTTCGTAAGGGTGACGCTCGAAGGAGTGCCCAGGCTAGGGGTCGAGGAAAGGGCAAACGTAGTCTGACCGTTGGCGTAGGTAACAACGATGTTGCCGCTGCTGTCGGTGTTGAGCGAGGCAACAGCAGACGCCCAGTTGCTTGTCGTTTCCGTAACACCAAACCAGTACGCACCTGGGGCGATCCAAATAGGGCTGTTCGCGCTTGCGCCGTCAATACTTTGGCTGCCACCAATGCACGGCCAGATAGGAAGCCAGTGCGTGCTGTCGGTGTTATCAACCCAAACGGTCTGGCCGGTCGATGAGATGTAGGGCAGGTGGACACCCGTGCCTGAACCACCGTTGGTTGTAGCAGTCGCGCCAGAAACAATGTTGTAGTTGTACGTCAGCGCCGCCACGCTCGTCTGCGAAGAGCCTGTGGCGGTGATGGTGCCAATGGTGCCAACCGTGCCGCTGCCAGCAGTGATGGTGGTGTTCGTTACGGCGGTGACGCGACCATAAGCGTCCGTGGTGATAACCGGAACCTGCGTGGCCGACCCATACGTACCAGCGGTACCAGCGGTCGACAAGCCAATGTTGGCCGAGGTGCTGGTGCCGGAGTTGGTGATTGGTGCCGTGACAGCGATGACGCCAGACGGACCCTGAGCGCCCGTGGCGCCGGTAGCACCAGTTGCACCAGCGGGGCCTGTAGCGCCAGTAGAGCCCGTAGCACCCTGGGGTATGGTGAAGTTAAAGACAGCAGCAGAACTCGTCCCAGAGTTCGTTACAGACGCGCTGGTGCCTGCTGCGCCTGTGGTGGTAGAGCCGACTGAGATGGTGGCGGCTGCACCGGCTGCACCCGTGGCACCAGTAGAACCGGCTGGTCCGGTGGCACCAGTGGCACCAGCAGGGCCCGTAGATCCAGTAGGCCCAGCGGGGCCCGTAGGACCGGCAGGGCCAGTGGGACCAACAGGGCCAGTAGCACCCGTTGCGCCTTGCGTGAGGACGAGGGAGTCGTCGAGGGTCCAGTAGGTCTGGCCGTTGAACGTCACAGCCACGTAGTAAGCGTCAATGGCGACGGTCATCTCCCACTGGCCGGGGCCACCAAACGCGGTGCCGGTGGTGACAGGGCCAAAGACATTGGTGCCGGAAGTACCGGTGGTGGGGGGCGACTGCCCGGCGACTGGCTCGGACGTGAAGAGAGAAGTGCTGTAGGCATACACCTGTGCGCCGTTAAACGCACCCGATGGGCCAAAGACTACACCTGACAGGATTCCCGTTGTCATTAGATCACTGACTCACCTTTATTGATTGCGGCCTGTGTTTCATCAAGTCGGCGGCCCAGCTTGGCGTCGCCCTTAAGGGACGTGTTGGTTTCAACTTCCCACTTTGAATTGGCTCGTGCTTCAAGAGCAGCCGACCCCTTGACCGACTTTGGCTGCAAGCCGTTGAAGCGCAGGCGCTTGTATGCGGCCACGTCCTTGTGCTGGGCTTTTGTGGCCTGCTCAGTGGCGGCAGCGGTTGATCGTGTAGGCATTGCCGTAGCAGCAAATGCGACAGAAGATGCCTTGCATCCAAAACAGTCGGGGATGCAGAGTCCTTGGTTGTGGGGGATAGCGGTCATTTGATGAGTGCTCCGTAACCAGCGGCAGTCAGGGCCGTGACTTCCGCGGCAGTGATTTCTGTAGGCCCTAGGTATACTTTAGTAATCCAAGGGTTCTGAGATACGACGTTCTTAACCTCAACGCGGTTGGTGTAGTCGTGGTAATACGATGTTGAGTACGGCGCAGATGGATCCCACGGGTTGTAGGGGTACGGAATGTTCGTGTTGGAATTTTCTGCCGAAGCAGTGTCCTGAACGAACGTGCCATCACTCAACGCAAAAACATTGATGTACCGAGGGCGGTTAGAAAAGTACCGAAAAAGCCGGTTCGACAACCCGCCCATTGCAGGAAGAATGGGCGGGTTGTCGTACGCGACTGGCGGAGTGAATATTGCCACTCCGGACTACTTTCGACCTTGTGCTCCAAGACGGAGTGCGGCTTCGGTGTCCGTGGTGCCACGACCACCAGTGGTCTGGATCTCGGGACGTGGGCCGGTGGCGTCACCAACAGGCATGTTCACACGATCGCCACCCATCTGGCTCTGCTCAAGCAGAGTGGTTGGGCGGAAGTCGGCTACTTGCTTGCTATGCTTGCCCGAGTCAACACTGTATTCGGCATCGAAACGGCTAGGCATTAGTTGTCCTCCCGAACCTTAAATGGCATAACTTCTGGCTGCAGTGAAGCGACACCGTACTCGATTTGATTGATGCCAGTGATCATCGGGGCCATGTGTCCACCACGGTTGGTGTTTGCCTCAATGCCACGGTTTGCGGGGCCAGATGTTACCTGTGAAGTTACAGGCGTAGGAATGATGCCGGTGTCAATGCTGTTGGCACCCGTGCTACGCAGGTCGTATTCCGAGATTTGCTTGAAGGATGAGCGTGATTCCATTAGAGTCCTGTTCCTGGTGCGCTTTGAATGTGGCCACGCATAGCGGCACCTGCGTTTGGAGCGGCAACGACGCCGTGACCGTTAGGGGTCACTGAGCCACTGCCACCTTCAGCGTGGTTTTCTAGACCGCGAGAGTACCGACGAGGGGCACTGCCACCACCGCCCAATCCGAAGAATGAGCCAATGTCGTCTGCAACAGAAGCAACATCGTGACGAGCACGGTCAAAGCCGCTAGCAATACCGTGGCCTACTGAAGCAACATCGTGACGCCCGCGGTCGAAACCACCGGCAATTGCTTCGCCATCATCTTCCCAACCATCTTCTTCGACCGCGCTCCTGTACGCGGCGTAGTTTTGGCCCTGCCCACCACGGCCCGGAAGGTCTGCGCCAACAACACCATTGGTGTCGCCCTTGAGGGTAATGCCTTTACTTACGTTTTCACGATACTGGTCCCAGGTCATGTCCCCAATTTCGGAGGGGCGGCTCATACCGGTTGAGCGCGGAGTAGTTCCTCCGTCGTATCCGGCAGGGACCTTTGCGGTGGGGTACGGTGGAAGGTCAGCGTTGATTTGAGCGCGAGTCGGTCCGGTGTTTTTCTTGCCTCCAGCCATTACTTCCACCTTGCGTCGGTCATGTCACAGCAGCCGCAATAACATGGGTCGGATGTTTCGCCTTTTACGGCGCGTGAATCGTTTGCCGCAGCAGCGGCAACCCGGTTGAATGAGCGTCCGGGGATTGGGTCAGCGGCGTCAAGGCCGCGTCGTAGGCCAAGGCCTGTGGGTACAGTCATGCTTGCTCCTGTGCGTGTTCGTTTTGGCTCGGAAGTTCTTCCGAAGTGAACTGGTGGGAAAGGGGGACGAGTACGCCATGAAGGTTCGTAAGCCGCCCGCATTGCAGGCAGTGGATCTCATCGATCCCTGCCTGCACGTCGCGAGAACCGCAGGCGGCACAACTACGAGGCCATGGCATACCCGTCCCCTATTCCAACTACTAGGCCGCTGGGGTTGAGACCGTGGGCGAGCCGAGGGTTCCGACGCTGGTAACGCCAGGAATGACCACGTTGAAGGTGTAGGCAGTCGGGTTGACCGCGGTGACCTGGAACGTACCGTTGAGGTTGGTGTTCGTAGCGCTTGCGATGGTGACGGTTGCGTCCGTTGAGAACGGAGGAACAGTCGTGCCCGTGGTGAACTGGAAGGTGTTTGCGCCGACGTACGAAGCAGCGGTGATGCTGGTCGACGTAGCGGAGCCTTCGCCCGTGTTCACAGAGGGGTTGAACTGGGAGCTGGAGAGGTCCGTGCCCAGGATCGAGGTCGATTCAAGGCGGATGACCGAGGCCTGACGGAAGATACCGTAGGCGCCCAACCAGTACCAACCCAGCGGCACGAAGCGGCGCAGGCGGTCAGTGATCGGACCGGGAACAACGTGTGGGTACGCGCCGTTGCCGTCGATCATCGAGTAGGCCTTGGCCAGCGACTGGCGACCAACGATGATGGTGCCGTAAACGTTGGCCGACGAAGCACCAGCACCCGTGTAGATCGGGGCACGTGGGGTTTCGATCCAGCGAACGCCTTCGAAGGCACCCAGCTCACCCGTCCAGATTTCACCCGGCTGGGCGTAGACGTGTGGTGCACGCCAGCCCTGGATGTTCGAGGAACCTACGGTTTCACCCTGGAGGTCAGCAACAAGGTCAGGGTGGATGTAGCCAACGTACATACCGCCGAACGTAGGCACGTTCTGCGAGCGCAGACGAGCGCGAGCGACGCGGATGTCAAACGCCGAAATGGTGTTGCCAGGCGAAGAGGAGCTGGACCAAGCGGCCAGGCTTGAACGAGCAGTCACCGAGCTAAGCGACGTAGCGCCAAGACCGTTGGTGTACTGCACGTTGGTGCCGGAGTCCAGAGCAGCGCGGGCAAGGGTGTCCAAGGACACACCAGCGTTGTAACCAACTACGTTGGCTACAACGGGGTCAATGTCCACGAACGAGGTGCCACGCAGCTTGGCAGTGGTCAGCACAGCGTTACCGTATTCAGCCAAAGTCAGCGAGACCTGCGAGTCTGAAAGGGCAACAGCCGAAACGTCGGTGGTTTCGCCAAGAGCCGACGTGTTGATCGACAGGTCGTTGACGATGGTGAACGTTACCGAGGCACCAGGCATCGACTGTGCAGTGGGCTGCACGTCAGCGGCGGCGTCGAAGTAAAGTTCTGGGCGGAGGGCGAAGTATGCCAGTCGGTCATACGCCGCCTTTGAAAAGTCCAGTGTGGACTGGCCTGTGTAGGCGTCAGTCATTAGGGGTAATTCCTTTCGGGGTTAGTGAAAGGCTTAGTACATCCCCGTGGTAGTGACCCCGACCTTTCGGCCTAGTTCACCAGAGCTGATCCGCATGATTTCCTCAACCGTAGTAGCGTTGGCCAAAGCGGCGAGGTACTCCTGCTGGGCGTCTGGCGTAGCGCCAACCGAACCAATAGTCGCACCTTGCGCACGGCGCAGGGCTTCGAGTTCAGGGTCATTCGACTGTTCGACAGGCTGGGGCTGGGAGTCCAAGATGCCGTACTCGCGGGCCTTGGCGCGGATCGCGTCTAGGTCTGCTTCGCCACGGTATGCGTCACGGAAAAGGTTTCCGAGAGGCGTATCTGGGATTCCTGCCTTGGCCAAAAGAACATCGC